TTTGAAGCAAACGTTCTTCGAGCGGTGTGCGTTCCCATAAGTTCTGAAAAAAATACTGTTCTTTCAATTTTTACACCTCCTTCTGTCCTGTGAAAAAGTATTTCGCGATCTATTTCCGTTTCTGAAACAATTTCTTTTAAAGTTCTCCGGTAATACCATTCTGAAAATTTGTTCCCAAAATTATAATTGTATTTTTCGAAGATTTCCAAAACTATTGATGATGCCGGAATTACAACAACTTCTCCTGTTTTCTGGGTTTTTATTTCAAAAAACTTTTTTCCTTCAATTATTTTAACTGTTTTTTCGATCTGTCTGATAAAATTGAACATATCCGAAACTCTTAATCCTAAAAAACATTGTGCAACATAAATATCTTTAACTCTTGTTTTCCCTTCCGGGAGTTTTGTGTTGTAGATAATTTTCAGTTCGTCTAAAGTGTTAAAAATTGCAGTTGTGATTTCCATCGAGCAGCGAATTCCCGCTCCTGAATATGAAAGTAAACCAATCTTATGAAATCACATATGCAAAAGCATATATAATATTTAACAAATTTTAACATTTTTAATTGTTTTTATTTAGTTCATATATTTGCGATATGAAAGTGCATTTAAAATTATTCTACGCTCCAAATGAAGAGCAGTATTATATCCACTATTTTAAAGGATACAGCTTCATAGTATATAAGGTGGAAAACATCAATCCGCTGAATATAATGCCGGTGCAGAGTTTCGGCGTGATCCATACCGCTGAATATGAAACGATAAAACTGGTAGAGGAATTCGCAAAAAATGAATTTGAAAAACTGAATTTTGGGTATTGATTATTTCGAAAAGAAAAGATCTGCTTCGGCTTTTCTTCGTCTAATTAATCCGTTTAAAACTTTCCCGCCCGCTGTGGTATATTTTGTTGTGAACCAGTTTCTGATGGATTCCGTATCTGCTTTTTTATTGATTAATGAAAATAATGTATCGGAACCTCCTGTATTGTAGGTGTGCGATACGAGTGCATCGAACTGGTTTTGTGTAAGCTGAATTTTAATTTTTCCCGACACTATTTTTTCATAGGTCGGTAAAACCGATGCAAACAGTTCTGCTCCTTTTTCTTTCGTGATCGACGGATCTTTCATGGTAACTTTTTTGCCTCCGGGATAATAGGTATTTCCGTAGCCGATTGTCGGAATTCCGGCAGAATCCAGATAAGGCTTTGCGCTGAAACCTTCGAATGATAAAATGAGGTTTATACCTTTTTGTGATGTTTTCATATGCTATTTTTTAAAGTAAAAAAACAATCCTGTAGCAGCGATTGCCACAATACCTAAAATAAGCCAGATAATCCATGCTCCTGCCTGAAATCCATGGACAGAAATTTCTTTTGTTTTGGATTCAAAAGTCTGAGCGACATCTTTTATTGTTTCTTTTGAAACCAAATCGCGAGCTGTTTTCTGAATAATATTTGAATTTTCTTCTTTCCTGGATTCAGAAGTTTTTTCGTTCGATTTTTGATATCGGTTATTGATAACATAATCAGCGGAACCTTTAATCGTAATCGACTGGAGAGTATCTCCCGCAATAATATTGTAATACTCTAAAGGATTTAAAGAGTCAGATTTTCCTTTAATAAAAATATCTCCGGAAAACAGATCTTTCTTCTGCCGAAGTGTATTATCTGTTATTTTTTTGGAAGTTTCCCGGATCTGAATTCTTTTAACAGAATCTAATTTTATTTTTTCGATTTCGGCACTTTTGAAATTAACTGCGGAAATCGTATTTTTTTTACTCCGGCAGCCTAAGATAAGACTACTCAGGACTATCAGCAGGAAGATCTTTTTCATCTTTTTTCATTTTTAAATCGTTATAATCAAGCGTTTCATTAAACTTCTGGATTTTCTTTAAAAAAGCTAAAGGCGGGAATTTTCCATTCGTTAAGATTCCCATATTTACCAAAGCATTTCCCGCTAACCAGATGAACAGCAGAAATTTTAAAAATACTTTAACGTAGATGCTGTCAAGTTCTGCATCGGCGATGATCTGTAAGAAAGCTTCGGAAAGAAAGTAAAAAACAATAACGATGAATAATTTTTGAGCAAATCCCAGAATCATTTTTTTAAACGAAAATGTACTTAATTTCCAATGCTTCCAAATTCCAAGAAATAGATCCGCAAAAAGTGTAAGAATAATGATCTGAATGAAAGACTGACTGTCGATGTACCAACCGGATATTTTTTCTGCTATCGTTAAACCAACGGCAGGAACCGCAGTAAGCTTAAAAGCAGATGCTATTTTTGCGCCTGCTGTTCCTGAATGAAGGTTTAAGAGGTTTTGTATGAAGAATTGTTTGAACATTTATAATTTTTAAGGAGTTGGAAAAATTACTTTTTTGATATTTTATGCTATTAATTAAAGACACCTCCTGATGATTCAGTGTGCGTATCTACCGTAGCAAATCCTTGAGTTTTTGTATGTCCGCCATTCGTCGTTTCAACTCCTACCGTAACAAAACCTTTAACATATGAAGATCCGGATAAAAGAACTTTACTACCTGTATTAATGATTCCTTTTTTACACGTCCCAAAATTCCAAACCATCGTATCATTGAAGGTTGTCACTCCGTTAGCTTGAGAAAGATTTAACCAATATCCCCCTCGCATTTGTTCAGACCAGCATGAATTAAATTGAATATCAATTCCCTCATTTAGAGGGCTTAAATTATATGCCTTACAAAATCCTGTCGCATCATCTCCATCTGTTCCTGTACCTCCAATTGAACAGGAGTTAAATGTATACATTGCTCCATGTGTTAGTTCTGCACCAATTTTTGTTAAATCTAAAAAATGACAACGGTTAAAAACAATTAAATTAGAGTGCATCCCGCCGAATCCTGAATCGGTTGAGTAATCCAAATAAATACCGTATTTAGCATCTTGAAAATAAACATTGTCAAATTCGAAAATCAATAAACCGTAGCCAATCAAACATTTATTTGTGAATGACTTAATCAATACATTGCTATACTTCGAGTTTGCTACGTTTTTGATTTCTATTCCATTTGTTCCAATATGATCGCCATCTATTGTCATTTCTCTGATTGACCCCAGGCCAAGACCGAAATAAGGATCTGCGGCGGTTGTTGGAGAAACTAAAGCCGGAGCCGCGGTTGTAGATATTAATCGAGTCAATCGCATTCCTGCCCCTTCTAAAATTACGTTTTGCGGATAAACGATATTGCCGGTATGCCTAATGTCTCCACCCGGAAGATAGCAAGGTACATTTGCAGCTTGTGCAGCCGCAATAGCACTGTTTAAGGCTGTGGTATTTTGCGCCGGTGTATTTGTATCCTTTCCTACGCCAAATTCAGCGAAAGCATCAACACCTCTATGTCTTGAAACGGCAGAATTATTTTTTATAAAATTATAAACAGAATCTTTTTCTCTTGAAATAAACACTTTTTTTCCTTTATAAAATTTAGTCGACGTTTTGTTGCGGGTATATCCGTAACTCTCATATTTGGCATGATCTATTTCGAACTGAAATTCTCCATTTTTATTTCCGAGCAAAAGCTTGTCGTATACTGCTGTTTGAAGATTTTGTCCCCACAACCATAGTGCATCTCCTGCATTAATTCCTCCTGAAACTTTAATATAATCGTACCCAGATAATAATGCAATAGGAATTTTACCATATGCAAAACCTGCAGAATTCACGGGTATGAATGAGCCAGTCATAACTTGATTATCTACTTCTCCAGATTGTGGCATTGTAATTTCTTCCCACTGAATCTCATATGGATTAATGAAATGCTCCAAAACCTTGAAACGATCGTCTGCGTAATTTTTAGCATCTAAATTAACTTTTTCATAATTAAATAATTTAATTTGCGGAAAATGCCCCTGTTGGACTTGAATAGATATCGATTTTACACCAGTCAAGTCAAATTCTTTTAATCCTGTGAATCCTGGATCTGTATATCTTAAAATAGTATAAACCGTATCGTCTTCTTTTACTCCTACAATTGACGGCAAATTCCCCGCTTGAATGTCGAACATCTGATTGACTCTTAGTTTGTAAGAGTTGGTAACGTCAAGATTGTAAATAACTCCTAAAGCTGGATAATTGACGTTCGTTGTCATTGTATTGTCGTACTGCAAAAATTTACCTCCGTATGTAACGCTGTTTTCTAAAATATTTTGAATAACTTCTGTTGTAGGTATTGCGTTAACTCTATAACTCTTATTGACATCAAGCAGGTATTCATATTTTTCTAATCCCCCTAAAGCTTTAAATTTTGAACCTGTTGGCAAATCTGTTCCAACCGTTGCTGATTGCAAAACAATGTATGGAACATTATTTGAAATTACCTGTTCTTTGGCATTCAAAACCGTACCAGTAGTAAGGTCTTCATAAATACGTATATTAGGGGAATTTTGAGGTATTGGTATAGATATATTAGAAAAGGTATTTATACCATCATAAGTAATAATACCTATACTATTTGCTGTAATTGTAGTATTATTAGCATTAGTATAACTTCCCGGAGCTGCAAAACCCCAACATTTCGCATCAGGAAAAACTGTGGAATTTGTGATAACTCCGATGGAATCTGAAGCCTTGAAATCGGCAATATTCTTCCAGATCTGAAGCTGTTCTGCAGTAAGATTAGGTGATATTAATGACACTTTTGTATCTAAAATTGTTACTAACTGATTTAGTACATACCTTAAGGTATGCTCTTCTATAAGACCTGAATTGTTATCAATAATTTGATCTGCAATCAGTTCTAGTAATTCGTCAATATTTGAAGGTACTGGCATAAAAATTTTTCTTCAAAAATATTTTATGCGCCGAGCTAAAAGTGTGACACATTAATTAGGGCGTCGATCTCTGGTCTGCAAAAAAGTTGCAGCTCCTTTATCTTTCATGCGGTAATATCTCCGGCGAAGCATTTCTACATCAAAACCAAAATTCCACAGATCATAATCATCCATCCATTTTTTTATAACAGTCTGGACTTTGCCATCATTCCCTTCTGTTTTTCCTAAAACATAATAAAAGAAATTCTGACGAAATACTTCATCCATCAAACTGTCTATTTCTTTCATGCATTCTTCCGGAATTTCCACAAAAGAGGAACTTAAATTTTCTCTTTTAAAAAGTTTTTGTTTCGAACAGTATTTCAGTTTATTAGCTCCCTTTACTTCAATGTATAGATTAAAATCTTTGATATTTTTTACAGGATAGTCTGTTTTCCTGATATTGGAAATAATGATTTTGCCGATAAAACTATGTTTATCTATCGGAATGACTTTCACCTCAAGTCCTGCATATTTTTTTTCTTTGCCTTTCAGTTCTTTAAAAAAATAGTAGACCAGGTGATCTGAGAGCTTAAAAGGTACTATACACATCTAATCCTGATATTCGAAAGGAAAAATCGCAGTAACAATCCATTTCATCATCGTAAAATCCCGATCTGTGGAAAATGCTGCGGTGATAGATTTATTCTGGTAAAAATCATTTCTGCCAATATCGGTATATTTACCATTGCAGTAATGCAGTCTGATAATTTTCAGCTCTCTAAAACGGTTAAGAATTTCTTTTCTTTTGGTATTAGTAGGAAATTTTAATGAAAATTCCTGCGTGTAAAGCATTCCAGATTCGGTATCTTTTCCATCTTCGGTAAAGGAAGGAGTGGAAACAGTGAAATAAATCTGATCGAAAGCTGCTTCAGCAATATTAGATTTAGAAAAATTTCCTTCCGGTGGTGTTATATTGAGCACTTCATCGCTTAACAGAGAGATCAATTCTACTCTATTAATCATATTATCAGTTATTTGCCTTAAAAAATTCATCAATCAAATATACAATTTTAAATTGTTAAAACAACCATTTTAAATTGTAAAATTGAGCTTCTCAATAGGTTTTAAAGTGTAATTGTGTAAAACAGGCATCACTACAAGCTTCGCAGCAATTTCCAAAAGTGTATTCGGCAAAATTGTGTTTTTGTATTTGTGTATTTTAATTATTTAGTACAGTATTTTCTGTATTCTTATTTAATAGTTACAGAATAAAAATAAAAGTGTATCTATTATAAAATCAGCATTTCACATTATGTCAGTACAGAAATACACTTTTATTTAAAATTTATTATGGGGTATGGGGAAGGTATAGGAAGGCGGAATTCCGCAGATTGGTTTGCGTAGGAAAGTCCGGGTGAGAATAGACTGGATTGCGCATAAAAAAACCGCTGAATTTTCAGCGGCTTTTAAGTGAATTCTAGTCTTTTATCATGTTTTTTTATAATTGTTTTAAAAGGAAATTTATCCTTCGGGACCTGGGTAATTAAATCCATCAGATTTTTAGATCCTGTAAAAACAATCCTTTTACTATTTTCTTTTTCAATCTGTAAAGTAAGGTATTTAGTTCCCTGCTTTTTCTTAGAATCCTCAATTTTAAAACGTTCTACAATAATTTCAATATTGAGTACATCATCAATCTCTATTTTCTTTCCTGTAAATATGTTTTCTTTTGGTTTTATGGCAAAGTCTTTAAAATGAAACATCCGTCATTACCTTTTTCATTAAATTTTTTGAGTTGCAATGTTTCAGCCATCCGTGATAAGATGCAATAGATGCTCTATTGGGTTTTCTTTTTAACATCATTACAAATCGTTTCTTAATAGATTTTCTAAGCCTTACATGAGAATGATAATGAACGTAACCAACAAAATCAATTCCTCGTTTTTCCACCGGAAAAATCTGCCAGTTCTCATTTATTTCCAAATTTAAATTGATATCTAAATATGCTTTTATAAGATTGAAAATACTATGAAGTTTTTCTTTTTCAGAATGTAAAATGACGATATCATCTGCATATCTGAAGTAATATTTTATCTTCAGATTTTCTTTTAACCAATGATCAAAATAAGTAAGGTAAAAATTAGCCAAATACTGGCTTAAATAATTACCAATCGGAAGTCCAGGAGCAGAATCTATAATTTCATCTAAAAGCCATAAGAGATCCTGATCTTTAAATTTTTTCCGGATTAATGATTTTAGGATTTGATGATCAATATTCGGATAAAATTTTCTGATATCAAGCTTCAAACAATAAGTTGTTTCGCTTTTATTTTTCAGGGCTTTTCTTAGATTATAAGAAGCTTTGTGAATTCCTTTGCCTTTAATACAGCTATAAGAATCTGAAGTAAAACAGTCAACAAAAACAGGCTCTAAAACATTCATAATTGCATGATGGCAAATCCTGTCCGGAAAATAAGGCAATCGGTAAACATCACGCTCTTTAGGTTCGAAAACTTTAAAAATATCATATGAGGATGTTTTATAAGTTTTACTAATCAGCATATCATGTAGTTTTAGAATATTTTCTTCACGATTTTTATTGTGAATTTTTACTCCATACTGTTTTGATTTTCCTCTTTGTGCCTTAAAATCGGCAATAGTAAGATTTTCAACACTTATAATGTGCTGAAAGATATTGTTTATTCTTTTCATGTTAATTGCTTTGCTTTGGAAAAAGTCATTTTCGGGATTCCTACTAATGCCTTTTGGAAAGTGTTTATTTTTTTTAGCGAGAGCTAAGGTCTGCAGTAAATTATTTTTTTCGCATAGGTGCGAGCTGACATTCGAATTCGAGTTCTGATTATCGGAGTTGTTAAACGAGAAGCGACCAGACGAACTTAGCTCTATTACTACACAACCTAATTTTTAATTTATATTAAAAAATAATCTCTGTAAAGATCTA